ATAGGGGAGCATCCCTCCCCCTTCCCTTAAATTATTAATTATTAAAGTCCGAAAATGGTTCCTAAATGGTAACCATTAGAATTATTATAAACTAAAGACGAATCGGTGAAGATATAAATATCTATCGTTGGTTTTTTAACCGTACCCGTTTTACCTTTATCAAGCGATGTTGATATTTCAGAACTGATATAGATACAATCATAAGTGTAAGACGAACTTGCTACCGTGTTGGGACTTTCCAACGGCAATGCACTTACATACGACTGTCCTAATCCATAGGAATAAACCCTTTCCAATTGCAACACAGCTTTCCAGTTACCAGTTCCAATGCTTTGAGCAGTTGAATTAGTTATGGTTGCACCAGTGGCGACATTGGTAGTCTTGTTGGACATATAAACCTTAAATGTAACTGGTTCCCACTGTGCATCCTTGGTGATAGTTGAAACAGCCTGTCCGGTGAATTTTAAACCAAATTGTCCCGGAGTTGTTACCGAGCAATAGGTTTGTGTTGCGGCTGATGTTCCTTGGAAATTGTTGTCAAGCTGAATAGTCGTTCCGCTGATGTTCATAATTTCATAAACAGGAACCGTAGTTGCTGCGCCCGTTGCACCACAACGAATTATCTGACCAACAGTTAATCCTGTTGCTGAAGAAACGGTTGCATAGGAACTACCATTTACAACAGTCCATGATCCGGTTGTGTTTCCGACATCTGTACCACTGCATACTTTTTCACAAACAACCTGTACGGGATTCTGCAATGAAGCCCTTGTGATAGCACCCTTCTGTAACCCAACAGCCAAATCAGTTTGACTTGTAGTTGTGGTGTAGAATGGAATGTCACAAATAAATGGACTCTTTGCGTACTGACTGAAATTTGTTAATTCCAATACAAGCATATAGATCGTACTCGAACTGATAGTGGCGGATGACGTGCCGTCAAAAGAACCACCCGTTCCATTATATCCAAGATATGTAACCTGTTCAGCGGCTGCTGAATAAGCGGTCTTGGTCTTTGTAAGTATATCAGCATACTTGAAGAATGGGGAATATTTCATTACACCATTTTTCTTGCTGATTATCCTCACTGCGTTGGATGTGGAAGAAAGAGCACCAGTTACGGCGGTTCCATCTTCATAAATTACTGCGACTGATGCTTCTGTGCATGTACCTGAGGTATAAGTTGTTCCTGGTGCTGCATTTCCGACAAAAACAGTCGTATTACCTGTCATTTTTGAATTACTCATTGTATGAATTTTTTAAGTTAAACATTTATTTACCTTCTTTCGAGGCTATCTGATAGCCCTGAATATCTTTTATCGACTCATAGATTAATTTGGCGGCTCTCTCACATATCAACAGATGAACCGAATCATCTAACCCACAGTCTTGTCCCACTGATGCCTTAACCTGTTTAGCACCCAAAGTAGCCGTGTCTGGTATAACAGCCCATCCATCCGTTATGGGATAGGTTGTTGACGAGTCACCCGCCGGAAAATAATCCCATCCCGTTGTTGCTGTTTCAGGAACAATAATCGGTTGTGGTTTACTTAAATAAGTTACATTAAGAGCCGTTAAAACACTTCCATCAGTCAGAATGAGGTCATTGCCATTATACGTCACCTTCCAAAACCTATAATCACATGGTTTCTTATAGGGATTGGTATTATTCTGCATAATCTCATCATGCTCGATAGCCCTTACACTAACCTCGGTTAATGTTCCTTGTGTCGCATTGGTCGCTGTAGCAAACTCACTAATAGCAAACCAATAATCATTAACCTCCAAAGAAGCCAGAGAAACAACATAACTATTAGCATATAGTCCACTCAGCGTGATGTCACCACCCGTTATTGAGCCAAATTTTATCAATGAACTGAATATACGTCTTGTTTCCTCACTCTTGTCAAAGCCCTTGCCCTTGAGTTCTAATAAAAGTTCTTCCTGTGCCTGTGTCAGTTTAACCGATAATTCAGCCGGTGTATAGCCGGGTGCAGACATGCTCGACATATCTTCAAAGATAAGCCGAACATTATTCCACATATCGGTTGCCGTCATCTTAGCCATTTACCTTCGGCGGTCTGCCTGCTTTTTTATTTTCTTCTTCAACAACGCCCTTGGCTTTTAATTCCTGTTTCTTGCGCCAAGCATCAATCCTCTCATTAAGTTTGATATAGTCGGAATCCTGAAGATGTTTCATCTGCTTGATTTCTTCAACCATCAGTTTATATCCTAATTCCTGACCTATCCAACTGATGCGATAACTGTTCTTACCCAGTTTATCAATAGCACCAGCTTTCATTGCATTATACAAAAGAACCCTGATGACGTAATTTTCTTTGTCTGATATGAGTTGATATGCCAAATCCCTATATTGAGCATTATCAATTAAACTCATGGCTTCTTTTAATAATTTGGCACTAACCCAGTTTTCGGGAATCTCCCGTGAATCAGCCCTTTCATTAGCCATGATGTTCATAAATTCCCTAAGTTTTTCCTCATTAGTCGAAATACCACCCAGGAACATATAGACAGTTTTAAATCTTTCCACTTCATCAACAGCTTTTTTCTGGTCAATACCATCATCCACCAATCTTAAAACATCTTTCTGTGGCAATGGCTCCTCACCTATTGGACAGATGTTTCTGTTAATATAATTGGTTGAACAGGCCTGCAAAACCTTATATTTCAAATAGTCGGTAGGTTTACTCAAGTCAAACTCAATACCCTGATTAAATAATACCTGATCTTTATAAACCCTAACCTTACCCTCAGCCTTAAACCAATAACTATTAATGTCATCAACATTAAGATTTTTACTCATATATACCTCAAAGAACGCCTGTTGGTCATCACCCATTGGAAAAACCACCTCTTTTATACCAATCAATTGTGGCAATTCATAGGTTAAACTTGTTCCCTCATATCGCCAAAAGGCAACATGGTTTTTATCTTCATCATACTTATTTCCACTGTTATTCAAAACAGCCTTGAGATAGACCTTTCGGTTCTCAAGATAACCTAAATTTAACGCCTCTTTTATAGGCATCACCTTTTTTTCCATAATCCCTTGTCTTTAAATTAATAATCCCGAAAAAATTGTAGATGGGGGCAAACCCAATCACCCCCACCTTAATATTATACAGTCGTTCCGTTATAAACCAAACGACCAGTTTTGATAGGATTCTTGATACGTGCCGAGAGTATTCCCATCCACATAACCTTAAATCCATCAAGCTCAGTTGTCGTAGGTGTAGGGTTCTGATAACCAGTGCCTGGGGTATAAGGAGACCTCATACCTTCAATACAACGATAGTAATCTTCCTGTTGCTTAACTTTTATAATCTGTATGTTTTCGTTGGTGTTGTCACCCATTGCGAAAATATCATAATCATAAGAAGCCTTGGTTCCACCCAGAGGATGTTTCTGTTGATTGTGAATTTCATTATCTTTATAGGGGTCAATTACGATGTCCAGTTCTATACCATTGATAAATTCCAATTTGGTATAGGGCATTTCAGCGTAGGTTGCCGTGTTAACACCCGGTTTTACGTTATGTGTGAAACGTAAGTTGGTGTTAGCATTTGCTTTATTCTGAATAGCTTTACTTAAAGCATAGGCACCCCATTCACCACAGGTTACCATAAACTTACGGTTTCCCTCGGCTATCTTACCAACTGAAATCTGCATGCAGAAATCAGTGAAAGCATCAGCCGTGATGACATTATAACTCGAATAGTTACCAGCGTTCATCTGTTCGTAAAGACCAGAGAATGATCTGATAACATTTCCTGACACACCTCTATTGAAATAGGTTCCATCAGACATTTTGTTAGATGAACCATAGAGAATCTGCATAGCTTTATCTCTGCGGATTTCTCTTAAAAACTGCCACCAGGCGGCATCAATCCAATATTTCTGAACACCACCATCTTTGGTTTTCAATGGTTTACCGTCATCAGAAAATGCCATTGTAAACATAGGTGTTAAAGAACCATCGTTTAATGCACGGTTGAACAAACTACCACTCATCTCAAACTCTTTTCTCATAGTCGAGGTTGTGTTACGCAGAATGTTGTTCGATGCAAAATGGATTCCATTACCTGTACGTGAAAATTCATTTTCTACGATAGCACCCATCTCAGCAAATTTAATCCCTGGCAATAATTCCTGATAAGGAACATAGTCGGTTTCACTTGAAAGAACAGGTTGTACTTTGTAACCATAAAGTGTACCAGAAACAATAGGTTGGTCAACAACAATCAGTTTATACTTTTCGGGTGATAAACCATGCAATTGCGAACCTTTGTTAAAATAGTTTTCGTTAAACCAGAGGTAGAACACATTACCGCCCAATCCAAAAGAACTGGTTGCGGAAACAGATGTTGAACCTGCGGAATCAGATGTGGCTTTTACCAACGTCAGAGCTTTTTCTTCCTGACCGGAGAGTGACCACTGATAATCACCTTCTTTTTCGATATAGAAAATAGGAAGGCGATTTAAGAAGTTGACATAATTGTCAGCACCCAACATAACATCATACAAGGGTTCTATGACCTCGTTGATTTTTGTTGGCATATTAATTCCAAGCCATCCGAGGTTCTCTTCCATTAAGAGACCACCGAAATGTTTGGATTCTACTACTTGAAGCGGACTAAATTTCATTTAATTATAAATTAGAATTGTTAGACATATATATTAAAAGTCCCATCGTGGGCTTTTAGCTTTCCTTAATTCATCGAGATTTTCCTCAGCTCTTTGTTTGGCTGTTCTTTGTTTCTGGGTTTCATCTTTATGCGGCACTGAAATACCACCATTCTTTTCAAGTAATTGTGCTTGATTGGTGATAACCTTCTGCACATCATCAACAACCTCGTTCTTAACCACCTGCTTAATCCTGTCAACCTTGCCGTCCCAAACACCAAGTTTCATCATCAGTGCTACCTTAGCCATAAATGTATTGGGGTCTTTATAATAATCAGCCCAAACAGTGTTAGTCTCACTGCCATCCTGATACTTAACACTGGGTTTGGCAACCATGTCATAAATCTCATCCTTGGTTTTGGAATGAAGTTTGACACCCAAAAATTCATTTAAAGAAGATGTTTTTGTCCTTAAATCAGCTAACGACTCATCGAACCTTTTTTGTTCTTCTATTCTACGTTGTGATTCCTGCTCAACAAGTTGCCTTTCCTGACCATTCAAAATATTAATCAGTTGCGGTAACGCTGTCTTGGCAACATCAACATCTTTTTTTAATGTTATCTGGTCATCAATCAGTTTATTTATATCCTGGTCGCTGAACTGTGTTGTCTGTTTGTAAAAATTATAAAGAACGTCTTTTCTTACATCTTGGTTTTCTTTCAGAATATCATCTGTTATCTGACCAAGTTTGTCTTTTTGATAGGTTAGGGATAATGCCTGTTGTGGGTCTATACCCTTGTCCATCATCTCCCGCCATTCACGATAACCTTTCGCCTGTTCTGTCAATTGGTCAACCAATTGCTTTTCCCTTCGCGAGAAATTTTCTTTTATCGTAACCCTGAGGGGTTCATAAAAATCACCACTTTCTTGGGCGATTTTCATAAATACCTCTTCATCAATATCATCAAGCAACCCCTGCTCCTTTAGAGACTTAGCAAAGACAAGAGAATCGGGAGATTTTGTAGCACCTGCTGGTGCTGATTCTTCGGGAGCAGAGGTGCTTGGAGATTTTTTCTCATCAGCAAGTGCTTTCCCATCATCTTGTTTACCAGTTGGTTCCTCTTTAGAAACCTTAAAAATTTCTTCCTGCGATAGATTAACAACATCCTCTGATTTAGTGGGTTGGTCATCTATTTTTGCCGCAGGTTTTGCGAACAACTCTTCTTGAGTGGGCAATTGCGAACCGAAATCCGCAACGACCGAATTTGTCTTTCCCATATTTCTCTCTCTTTAAAACAAAATTATAAATATATAAATCCCCACGCAACTTGTTGATAGACAAAAGAACAACTCATATAGCATCCCTATGCCTTCTTTTTCATCTTACCATCAACAACCCAATCGGGCATAAACGTTAATTTAGCTTTCCACTCGTCAAGTTTTTCTATTTCCCATCTCTGTTGCTTGACTGTATGTAATGCCCACTGATAAACCATCTTATCATCCTTGGCTAAATCCATCAGTTCTTCATAATTATCAGTTACAAGATGTTCCCTTTTGAGCGCACCATCAACTATACCCGCCAAACTCTCAAACTCGGCTTCTGGTTTTTCCAAATTAGAAATAACTGGTTGTACTCCCCTATCAATCAAATAGGAACAAACCCTACGGGCATCTTTCTGTTCTGACTTGGAATATTTGGTAAACAGTTTACCTGCACCATACATTCCTTTAAGTTTTAACCATTGAGCCATGGCAAGGTAAATCTGTGCCGATTCCTGCTCTATGGTTATACTTTCCTGTAACTTGGTTGTCAGTTCTTCACTCAACTCTTTCATATCATTCCTGTCAGGTTAAACCTTATATTTAAACTATAAAACATCATTTCTTCGGTTTCGACTTAGCATGTATCTTGGCAATCTTTTCATCGGATGCAATCTTCTTTTTCTCCACTTCTATCCTTTGCTTTTCAATGCCAATCTTATCTTTATGTTCTTTAGATTTCTGTTCCAATTCACGTTTTTTTAAAGCTACATCATAGTTCATTTTAAGATGTTCCTGCGCTTGTTTGGAAACCTCCAATACATCGGGTATCTGATTTTCATTCACATCTTGATTTTTTTCAAAACCCATCGTAGCAATAGTCTGCTTTTCTATCTGCATCTGCCTATCCAACTCCTTGTTCATGTTGTCATTTTCCATCTTTTCATGTTCAAGTTGAAGTTGACTATCCACCCTCTGCTGTTCCATCTGCTGTTCGGCTTGTTGTTGTTCCTGGGCTTCTTGGTCTTTTTGTGCCTCCCACTGTTTGAACTTTCTGTAAAGCGTAGCAGGGTCTTTCTCTTTAATAATATCTATAACCTGACTAAACCTACCACCGTTATTCTGAGCCAATGGTTGTGCTAACGACTGCATCATAGACATAACCTTCTGGTCTTCTTTAGCCGAAGAAATATTAACACCTATCTCGGCATCAGTCATCATCTCTGGGTCATAATCAATCATTGCCAGCGAGCCGTTATCAAGAATATAGTTTTTCTTTTGTCCGTTTTTCCACGCCACTTTAGCCGCCTCAACAAGTGCTTTTAAAACCCTTATTTTAGTGTTGTCGTGTATTGAGTGCCATTTGGTTGTTACATAGGTTGACTGTACTATACCCTGTTGCATATTACCAACCGTATCAACACCAGCGACCGAACCCATCCTCTGGGGACTGATTCCTGATAACTGAGCAACCATTCCATCAGCCCACTGCAAGAGTTTAGTGAAAGCATCAATAGCCGCCAAATCGCCTATATTCATCCCATTGGGTATACCACTCATGGCACCCCCAAGTTTACCAAGTGCCTGACCTTTTTGCCCTTCATTGAAAGCATCAAGTGCAAGTGTCTTGGTCTGCTGGATATAGTGCATCATCTTTTTATAGTCACCCAGGGTGTTGGGTACAAGGTGCATGGGTATAAATCCAACCGTTCCCACATAGGTAGCTATCTCATGACTCAATCTATACATGAAGGCATTAAATAAAAGTTGAAACTCGCGGGTGAGGTCAACCAATGAAAATGCCCTGTTATTATTTACATTAAAACACGTTCCCACTATTCCGAGTGAACAAACAGATGGATTATCAGTGTGCCTCTGTTGAAAGGGAATAGGTTGAAGTTTGATAAAAATACTATCACCCAATCGCACACCCTCGTATCCCTCACTTATCCACTGCCATATAACTTTTTCGCCTCTTTCCTTATCGGGCTTATATCCTTCTGGTACTATATCCCTATGAAATCCCTGTTCATCATACCACTCAATAAATCCCACCTCACGCATACCCTTCCATCGTACACGCGAAACCCTGATATTACCATCACCATCAAATGAACCACCAAAGAAAAATGTCCCCTGTGTGTTGGGTGCGAATAATGCCGACTGGTCTATCTGCGACTGCCCGCTATTATTGGTAAAATCCATTGGGTTGAAATAGGGTGCTCTTGGTTGCGGATTCATAACTGAATTAGATATACCCGTGGAAACACCATAACCTCTTTCAAGTCTATTAATTTCTTCTTCTGTCAGGTAGGCATGGTAGGCATCAATAACCCAATTAACGGGCTTAAACTCATCATATATAATAATATCCGAATCTTCAAGTTTCCATGATTCCCCACTTCTTAAATTGAAAAGCCTTAACGGGTTAAGTCTTTGTACTGTGGGTTCACCACCAAGAATATCAATCCAATAGCTTTCTTCTGATGAAATCAATAAGTCCTCAAATCCCCGCGAGAAATCTTCTTTCAAATCAAGATAATGATAAAGATAATTGATAATGTCTGTTGCTAATCGGCTTCGCCTGTCCCTGTAATTAAGTTGCCACTCATTTAGCTGACTAAGTTTCTGTTGATAAACCTTTTGGTCTGTTACACCAGCTAAAACAGTTGAGGCTAAAATCTCATCAAACATCTGCTGTGTCATCTCTGATTTTTCCGATACAGCCTCGTCATTTAGCACCGTAACTATCGGATTGAATGGTCGTTCCCTTTCCTCGCCGACAAGTTCCTGAATCCTTGGTTGAAGGATGGGATAATTCTTATATTGTGTATAAAACTCAGCATCTTTGATGTTTAAGGGATTGATGATACGTTCTATTTCATCAGTATCAATCATACCCTGTATGATGCTGTAATTAATTATCTTATTCTTTCTATATGAACGAATATTGTTATAGCGAAAGTTGTTATCATTCCACCATGCCAATCCCATAGCCGCATTGATACAATCCCTGTACCACTTCTTATCATCTGCATTTTTTTCAGCCTCACTAACCCTTTGACGAGGGAACTGGTTACGGGCATAAGACGTTGACTCGGAAGAAGCAATCATCTGAAACAAATTAATTTGTGAAAGTGCTAAAATATAACATTTTATAATAATAAAAACAACTTTTTTAACCAAAAGAACAACCCATATAGCATCCCTAATTGCTGAAATGAATATTGTGCCCCACCGACTTAAAAAACAAATTTTGATATTCTTTTAATGATTTATGTCGTTCATCTTCATCACTATCGGTTTTGACAAGTTCAAACTTTGACATATCTGCATCTAAAATCAAACATGCCCCCATACTGGAAACCCTGTCAAAATTTGCATCTGGATTCCACATCAACAGTTCTTTCAAATAAGCCACACTCCTAATCGTATGTAGGTTAATCTTGGGTTCTTCCTCATTTGTATCATAAGCTGGTTGCATCATCCAATCCAATTGCAATCTTCTACCCCAAGCATTAATTTGTTCATTGGCATTGAATCCCTTCGACTTATTGCCATAAAGCCCCCGTTCCTTAACTAAATCCTGGTCTTTCAAAACCTGCGGTGTGTCACACAGAAACCTTAAAAGATTATGCTGACTGAAATAGGCGAACAATCCCTTCTTGTTATTTTCATAATTAGCAAGTGCACCATAGAACCGTAAAAGCCTGTGACATATTTCATAAAACTCATTTGCACTTTGCGGTCTTCCAGTGTATTCGGCAACAATCCTTCGCTTAAACCTGTCAAAAATAAATATCGAACCCAGGGAATCAGAGTAGAGCGCATAATCATCATCAATGGGGTCTATACCACCTATATACCTCCAATAGTTAAACTTAATA